GATAATCCATATTTATCACTAGAAATAAAAGAACGATTAAATAACCTTCTAAATTAAAGACTATGGCTTGGGTAGGAATATCAGCAGGAATAGGCGGAGCAACCGCAATTATGGGTGGGATACAATCCTTATCCGCAGCAAAAGCAAAGAAAAAAGCAGCAAGAGAAGCAGCAAATATGAAAGATGTACCATTGACAAATATTGCCGATGGATTACAAGTATCAACTATTGGCGCTAATCTACAGAAAGAGCAACAAGCAAGACTTGCAGCAGGACAAGTAGATGCGATGTCAGAGGGTGGAGCGAGGTCAATTATTGGCGGTGTCGGGCGAATTTCGGCAGCTAGTCAAGATGTAAACAACAATATTAGTGCTGACCTTGACCAACAGCAAAAGAACATTGATATGACTCGTGCTGAGGATGAAGGAAGAATTAGGTCAACTAAAGAAGAAAGAGCAAGAGCTAAACTTGCTGCTTTATCAAGCCAATATAATGCCGCTAATGATTCGCAACAACAAGGTTATGGAAACATGATAAAGGGTGCAGGAATGGCTTCAAGCGCATTAGCAAGTAAATCGAAAAACCTATATGACCCGCAGACAGGAGAGAAATTATAATAAAAACCCCGCTAATCACTTAGCGGGTTTTTGCGTTTAATGCTGTTATAAAAAATATAATAATTTATCCATAGGGTCTTTTTTTATCTTTAATTTTGAATTATCATATTTCCATATAAAATTATTTGCAGTTTTTATTTTCCCTCTACAGCAATTTGCTATACTACAATAATTAGTATTAGTATCTTTAGCAGCTTGAGACATTTTTTCAAATTTATTAATTAGAATACCTTCAAGAGAGTACTGATTTACTGCTCTAAAAACAGTAGATGTAATAATATTAGTTTCCATAATTTTTGAATTTTTAAGTTTAAATACATCACAAATGTAGCGAAGTGATTTCACATAACAATCATTGATTTCACATTTAGTTGGTATTAAACGTTTGTTGTCGAATATTTTATATCTTTGTAGTAGCTAAAACTATACTACTAAATTATGGCATCAATCACAGTAAATCCAACACAAGACTACATAGGCCAAGCGCTAAACAACGCGCAAAACACCATATTTAGATATAAGGCGGAACAAAGCGAGAAGGAACAAGCGCAGGCGCAAGCGTTGAGGCAAAAGCAAGAAGATAGAAGAAGAGATATTACTGACGATGAAAATTATGCAGGTAAGCACAGAGGTATATCCACAGGAATAGGTGCCTTTAAAGATTATGAAGAGGATGCTTATCAAATAGGTTTCGAAAAGTATAAAGAAGCAAAAAGGCTATACATTGCAGGAGATCAAAGCCAAGCATCTGTAATGTCAAAAATAACATCTGGACTTGATGGATTAAAAAACCAACAGGCAGCAGTAAATTCGATAAAAGAAGACGCTATAAAAAACTCGGATAATTACGAACCTGCAAGTTTAAAAGAAGTTTCTGATTTCATAGAAAGACTTGATAAGGGAAAAGGAATGTCATTTGACGATTATGGAAATTCTTTATATACAACCTTTGATCGAAACCTAAACGGTAAAATTTCTGATGTAGATAAAGTTCCAAGGACTTTTCAGCAGTTGTTAAAGGAAATTACTCCCGACCCTAAACTTGATATGGGGGCTCAATTTGTTGATTATAAAAAATCACTTGGAGAACAAGAAGAGTCAACTGTTTTCGATGGTAAGAACAATAAAGACGTAACTACTAAATCTTATGCTAATGCTGAATTAAGAACAATAGATAAAGTAAATGAAATTGTAGGTGTAGAATCTAATATGCGAAATTTAAGAAGGAGAAATGGACTTTCGAAAGATGACAAAAGTAAAGATGATGAAATAAAAGCGAGTTTAACTACACAGTTTAGAAATATATCTCGAACAGTTGTTTCAGAGAAGTTAAACCTACAACAAGCTAATTATGATTTAGCAGTATCTAACGAGGTATTTGACAGAAAACAAACAGGTATTGTAAACGATAGAGAAAACAGCAAAATAAAAGGAAGTGGTACTCAATCAGGTGAAACTATTGCTTATGATAGAGGGAGTACAATTGGTAAGTTTAAATTTGAGAAAGGAACGGAGCTTACTAATTATAAGTACTCAGGATCAGACAATAACCCTAAAACTTTTAGCATACATAAAACACCTTCAGGTAAATCTTATATGACTGTTGAAGATAAAATTACTGATGAAGATACACGTAAAATAATTACTTCAACAAAAACTTATGATGTAGATAGTAGTAGAGCTGATGATAAGACAACTGTAAATAAAATTGCTACTATAGCTGGCATGGGAGGAATTTCTGGATTAAAAAGTGTAATAGCAAAATCAGGAAAACAGATAGTTGCTAAAACAAAAGAAAAAGTTAGTGAAAAACCAAAGACAGTAACACAAAATGGAGTTACATACACATTAAATACTTCAACTAATCAATACGAATAAAAATGCTACAACCAAAACCTAAATTTGACCCAAATAAAAAATATGAAGTAGTTGAGGATAAAAAGCCTGTTTTTGACCCCAATCAACCATTTGAAGAAGTAAAAAAAAAAGGAGATTCGGTTTCGAATGCTCCCGTTCAAGGTGCGGCTTCGGAACAGAAAGTTGGTTCTTTGGATGGCAAAGCTACTAAAGGTTTTCCTAAAGTAGATACCAATAGTATTGCTCCTGGAATGGGTGTTCAGCCGAGAGCCGAAACTGCGATTTATCCAATAAAGAAACAAGATTTATTTAAAAAGTCAAAGCCTTTAGATACTACTTATTTAGGTGGTGCGTTTATGGCTCCCGAAAAATTCAACTTCGCAGAACAAGGAATTTCAGAAGATGAAATAGTAAAAAGAGAGCTAATTGCCAAAAAGAAAGCGAACGACCTATCTACAAAACAAAGTATAGCGGATGGTAGAGCAACTGTAAAACCTACAACAACAGGAAGGTATGATTCTCTCGCTATTGGGGTTTATAATGCGTTTGAATCGATGTTAGAGGTAGTTCCACTTGCTTACGATACTATGGCGGCTTATGCTACAAATCCTATAATAGAAGCACTTGGAGGAGAGAAAACATCATCTGAAATATTCGCTAAAGAATGGCATCTTGATAAGTTTGTTCCTGAATTTTATACAAAAAGGAAAGCAGAACTACAAAATAGTGTGCAAAAGTTTAATGAAGAAAGAGGAGGTGACATCATAGGGGCAGTTGAAGAAGGTAGAATTATAGATGCAGTAGATATGATTACATCTAGTTCTTTACAGTCTTTACCTCAAATGGCAGTAGCTTTTGGATTTGGAGGAGGAAAAACAGCACTTACAGCAATAGGATTAACTACAGCAGCTAGTAGAAATGCAGAATTAAAAGGTAGTAATCCTGAAATGGAATTATACACTAGAGTTCTTAACGCGGGAGTTTCGGGATATATAGAAGCTAATTTAGGACACGTAATGTCAGGTGCGTCGGGAGCTGCAGTGAAAAAAATATTAGCAAAAGAGGGAGTTGAAGCGACTTCTAAGATTATGTCAAAATCTTTTAGAAAGATAATGGCTAAATTTGTTGGGGAAAACCCAGTAGTCGGAATGGTTGGTGAGGTAACGGAAGAAACATTGACATCTGTATTAAATCAGCTTAATGATATTGCCACAGGAGTTAGAACGGAATCAGTTGATTTTAGACAAGCCGCTAATGAAGGAATAAGTTCTCTTGGCTTAGGAGTAGTTAACACGACTGCCGTGTATGGGGCAAAAGCGTTTGTTAAAAGTGTTGATTATCGACAAGCAAAAAAAACAAACAAAGAAATATCAAGATTGTCAAGTGAATTGACTAATGATGATTTATCTGACGCAAACAAAGAAATTCTAAAAGCAAAAATACAGCGACTATCAGTAGATAATAAAAAATTAATAGGGGATGGTATAGATAAAGTAAATGCTTTGCCGATAAATGTAAAAGAAGAATTAAGTACAATTGATTCCAGTATAGGTAGTCTTAAAGTTCAAATAGTTGCAATACAAGATGACTCATCAATTAACGATAATACTAAACAAGCTTTGATTGCTGAAATAAAAGAGCAAGGAAAGGAATTGATAGCTAGAAAAAGCAAAGTTATTGACGGTCATTATATCTATGATGATTTTGATAAATTGCCTCAAAAAGAAAAGAACAAATTCAAAGACGAAGCCGGAAGATTATTATTAGCCGAAGCTCAAAAAGGAGGTAAGGAGAATGCTTCATTTGAGGATGCTGAATTATCTAAGAAAGCAGCCGAACTCCATAATGAATCTTTAAAACAAGCAGCGAAAGCTCAAATTGAGGCAGAGCAAGAAGCCGTTGTTGATGCTCCAAGTGAAGTTGTAACTCCTACACAAGAAGTAGAAGACCTTAGAGCGCAAGAGCAAGTAGAATTACAAGATGCAATTCCTAATATTGAGGATTACAAAGTTGATGGAAAAGTTGACGAAAGTAAAATAACTGATACCGAAGACAAGCAAAAGTTTGAGGAAATTTATGATAAGTACGATAAATTAATTACGCCACTTTTAGAAAATGTAAAAAATGATAAAAGAGCAGGTCTAAATAAAAAATCAACAGAGGAATTAGAAAAGCGACAACTTGAAATTGAAGGTTCTAAAATCAAAGAAGAACGAGGTGAATTTAATGAAATTGAAAAAGAATTAGAAAAAAGAGAATGGCAATTAGTTTTAAATGCACCATTGAGCGAAATTAATAATGTTATTGATGCCCTTATAGAAAAAGACAAAAACCCCGAAGTTTTTGGTTCATATATTGAAAAAAGAGACGCTAGAGAAACTAAGGAGGTAGTTGAAAAATACAGTCAAGAAGTTTCAAAAAAAGATGCTAAACAAGACTTTAAGGATGCTTTTTTTGGAAATCCAAATACTTGGTATGCTGATGGTTTAAAGTTAAGAGAATCTGTAAGAGCTTTTACTGAACAAGGTGGCACTTTCAAAGAACTGTTAAAAGGAGTTCAACAAGAGTTTGAACAAGACGGTTTTTCCGAAGAAGATGCTGCTGGTGTTATCAAAATTAAATTAGATAAAATACGTAAATCAAATGAAGCAACACCGCCAACAGATACTCCTGCTAATGGAAACGTTAAGCTTGGAACTCCAATCGTGGGAGAAAACGCAGGACAACAAGGTAGTGATGCAGAAGTTCTATCGAAACCCTCTGACCTTGGAAAAAGTGAAGGAGATGTTGAAGTAGATAAAGAATACCAAGATGCCGTTTCTGAAAAGTTTGCAAATGCGAAACCACTTGAACTTGATTTATTAGGAGATAAAAGCCAAGTAGAAGACCTAATAGTTGATAAGGCAAAAACAGATAAAGAAGCTAGAAAAATGATGGCTACACATGAAAGAATACGCAAAACAATTGAAGTGCTTAATAAATTAAAAGACTGTGTATAATGGAAGATACTTTCGAAAAAAAATTAGAAAACAAACGAAGCGAAGAAAATACTAAGGTTTTAAAAGCTATTTTGTCTAAAATAAGTGAAGATAATTTATCCGACAACAAACTTTTAGATGCTATTGATAAGCAAACCAATAATTTATCGTTAATTTTGCATAAGGAAATCCCTGCACCGCAGGTTGTTGTAAATACGGATAATAAAGAATTAATAGCGGCTTTTGCAAGACTTGAAACTACAAATTTAGAGATTATTGCTAATCAAAAAAAAATAATTGAATTGAGTTCCATAAAGCCTAAGACATTAAAAATAAAAAGAGATCAATCGGGTAATATGATAGACTCAGTTGAAATAGATTGGATAAAAACTAAATAAATTTTTTATGCTAACAAAACCTACCAACATTAAAGTTAATAAAGATATTGAAGATTTAAAATCAAATGATTTATTACTTGCTTCAAATATAAATAAAAATTCTTATTTAAACAGAATAATTGTAAATCAAGAAAATTTTACAGCAACTCTAGGTGGAGTAATAGATAGTACAAAAGAATATTTTTTAGATGGAGTAATTAATTTAGGGAGTACTCAAATTACTGTTCCATCTGGAGGCATTAATATTAAAGGTTATAATTTTGATAATTCAGGGTTAAGTTCAACAAGTAATAATTACACTATGTTTATAAGTCCTTCAGGAGGTTCTGGAGATGTTTTATTAAGTGGATTAAGGTTTGAAATTTTAGGTAATAGTAGTAAATTATTTAACTTATTTGATAGCAATGGAACACATAGTTTTTCAGTTAGTTCTGCTAAATTTGTTAATTGTACGTCATTAGGAGAAATATCTGCTTATAGTGTAGGCCTTGAAATAGATACGAGAAGACTTGGAGGTTCACCGTCTTTAACTTTAAGTGGAAATTGGTCTAGTGGCTATTTAGTTTCTACAAGTTTAGTAAGAGGTATGAGTAATACAACCACAGAGCCTTTGTATAAAGCAGGTCTTAATTTTGTAATGAATAGTAGATTTAAAACTAATGTAAATGTTGATTTAGGTACTCTACAACCATTTTTTAATTTTTCTAATATTAATTTTCCTAATCCTAGCACTTTACAATTAAAAGGAGTAGAATTAACTAGAAATTTGATTTACAATTCAATAGATACAAACATAACTCCAAATATAACAGAATCAAACTTATCTTGTGAGTGGATTGGCAATAATGGAATTCAAAATACTTATGTTGGAGGAGGATTAGGACTAACTACAGAAGCAGACACTGTTATTGTAGGAGTAGATACTTTTACGGCATTGGCTGGAACTTTTACCGCTGCAGATTTACAGCATTTTTCATCCCCTGCAAATGGAAGATTAACTAATTTAGGAAATAGTCCTAGAGAGTTTAAGTTAGTATCTTACATTATAGTAACGGGTGTAGCAGGAAATAATATAACAATAAGAATAAGAAAATTTAAGTTTAGTGACGGCACTACAACTACTGTAACTTCTCAACAATCTACCATAAATAATATATCAGGAGGTACTAATAGAACTACTTTTAGTTTATTTGGTAAATTTCAATTAGATATAAATGATTACATTTTTATAGAAATAGCTAATAATTCAGCAATAGGAGTAGTAAGAGGTAAATTAGGAAGTTTTATAACTTTAGAAGAAAGATAATAATTATGAATGAAATAACAACAGTAACAACTACAGGATTGACTTTAACGGCTTCTTTGTCTTTGGACGGAGTGATTGTTCAAAGCGGGATTACTATGCAGGAAACTACTACTAATGGAGTTTATGTAGGTTCAATGCCTTCTGTCTCTAAAGGTAATTATATTGTTTTAGTATTTAGCTTAGGTATTGTAATTGAAAGTGGAGTTATTTATTGGGATGGCGCGCGAGAAATTACGCCTTTATTATATAGTGAAATACATAAAATACAAGGATTAGACGTTTTAAATCCGCTAACAACTACTCAAAATAGTATGAACTCTGGAGACGTGGCTATTGCTATAACAGGAAATGGAGAAACTCTTTCCATATTTACAAGGACATAATGAGAACTTCGCTATCACTAGGGACAAGAGGGAAGTTGTCAAAGAATGTTAAAAGGGCATTAATTATAGCGTCTTTTGGATTTATTGCTTTATCCATTCCTAAAGTAATTAGGAACGGAGGCTTATCAAGTTCTTATGAATACGAAAGTAAATATGAAGAAACGCATCAAGATAGAGTAAAAAAACGCATTAAGACTGACGATATAGAATTGATAATGATACTAAAGATAATGTTAAAATACATATAATATGGGACTTATACCTTGCCTTACTAAATCAGGATTGCCATTTAACGAGAAGGAGATTCAAACTCAAATTGATAAATTAATCAAGGGAGGTAAGCCACCTATTGAAGCAGAAGCTATTGTTAAAAGAGATTTTATTAATACAAAACACGCGGAGTTAAACACAGAACTTAAAGCGCTAAAAGTCTCTTTAGGAAAAGGTAAAGGGCATAAAAGTGGGACTTCGTTAGGTAAATTAGATTTTAATACGGAAAGTGCTGATTATCTTAAAGCAAAAGAAGAAATTGAGTTAAATAAAAAAGCAGTAACTTTACAAGAAGGCGTAAAATCAGATGTTGATTATTCCTTAGAACAAATAGATAATGGGGTTTTACAATGGAACGGAAATATTGATTCTCCAAGAGTTGATTTAGGACTTTCATGGGCTGACATACGTAAAGGCGAAGCTGATTTAAAAAGAGGGAAACCTAATAGCGTTCCTGCAAAAAGATTAATTGAGGCATTTAAAAAAGCTAAAGAAGAAGGTGGTTATCGATACAAGCAAGGTACAGGGGGAGAAAATATGCGTTCGGCGGAGTTTGTAACATTTGAACAGATGCAAAAAGCCACTAATGAGAATAACTTGACAGATGCCGAGCAAAAAGAATTAAACGAACACGAAGAGAAGCTAGCAAAAGAACATAACAATTACATTGACTTATTAGACGACGAATCAATAACAGAAATAGATGGAAACCAAGAAAACAATAGAGCAAATGAGGGAGTCGCTGAAAAACCTACCCCAAAAGGAACGAGCGAAAAGAATGCTGATAATCAAGAGAAGCCAACAAAACCCGCCCGAAAAACCGCAGCCGAAAGGATAAATATTAATAATGCTAAGGTTGATGATATAAAGAATACCATTAATGGTATGGATAGCATCTTTGGTTTTAAAATAAAAGCCGAGGATATTGATGGATTAGATAAAAACGGAATTGACATTGTAAATGTAATTGCGGGTATCGTAAAACAAGCGATGGCAGCGGGAATTCAAATAGATGAAGCGATTAATAAAACGATTGAACATTTAAAAAAGACCTTAGATTTTGAGGTAAACATTGACGACATCAAGGCGAATCTAAATCAAAAAACAAAACAGCAAGGAGAGGAATTCGAAAGTAAGCCAGGTAAAAAGTCTATTGCAAACAGAATATTTGAAGGGGATAACAAAGTAATGCGAGAAGCCATTGCTAAGTATGAACTTGATTACGAAGTAGAAAACCAAGCAGAAGCGCAATTAAACGCAGAAAAGTTTGTGGAAGAGGTAGGTATTCAAAATGCCTACAACGCTGTGAAACTTGGCAATATAAAAGGGGCTACTAAAGCTTTTGTGTACGCTAAAATAATTAATGATTTATCCGAAGACATAAGCTCATTTCCAGAGTCAGAACAATCTGAAATAGCAAACATCAAAGAAAAAATGTTAGAAGATATTCAGCAAGAGTTTGACCAAGAAGGTAGAGATTCAGGTAGGTTTATTGCTGCTTTATCAAGAATTTACAACACTTCAAACGGACGATATAGTTTGGCTAAAATGGTTAACGACTATAAAGCGAAAAACAAAGGTGAAATAGACAAAGAAATTCTAGCGAAACTTGCCGATGTAGAGCAAAAACTAAAAGAATACGAATCTAAAATAAAAGAATTAGAAGAAAAGCAAATAGCGGAACAAGAAGAAAATGCTTTTAACGATATTGTAGAATCAATTGCAAGAGGTAAAAAGATAAATACTTCTACTAAAATAACCAATAAGCAACAAGCTAAAAACCTTGCGGATAAACTTCGCTCATTTAAGATTCATAAAAATGCAAATACAAGTGTAGCTACCCCAATAAGTTTAGCTTATGACCTTGCTATTGAAGCCGCAGCAAAAATAATTGAAACGACCGGTACAATTGCCGACGCCATAAAAGCAGGATTAAATATTATACGAGGGCAAAACCTTACTAATGACGAACAAGAAAGTGCTGTTTCTGACTTCCTTGATGTATTTGAGGATTCAAAAGCTATAAAAGGCACTGTTTCCGTTACCAAAGATGGAAAACTTAAAATTCCACATTCTGTTATCCGCGCAAAAGTAGAAGAAGGAATTAAAAACATTGAAGACCTAACTATGGCTTTGTCGGATGATGTTAAAGATCAATTTCCTGATTTAGATTTTACTGATAGAGAAGTTCGAGATGCTATAACGGGTTATGGAAAAACATTAAGCGCTACACAACCCGAAATTGAAGTAGAAATAAGTGTAATGAAATCTCTTGGAAAGATAGCTTCAGGTATTGAAGATGCTAATGCAGGAAAAAGACCTTTGCGTTCAGGACAACAACGCAGAGACACTACACCAAAGGAACGCATAGATATGAAGAAATTAAAGGCTTTGTTGAGAGATTTGCCTTTAGCGACTGCTGATATTGCAAAAGCCTATAAAACTGCCTTAGACGCTATTAAATCAAGGCTTAAAAATGAGATTGAAGAGTTAGATATTCAAATACAAAACGGAGAAAAACGTAAAGGACAAAAAAGCGTAATTGAATACGACCAAGAAGCTAATAATTTAAAAGTCATTAGAGATGCTAAAAAAGAGCAACTTGACGAAATGGTAGGTAAGCCTGAGCAATCAGAAGAGCAAAAGATAGAAAGAGCAGAGAAACTTTTACAAAAAAGAATTGATGAATTAAAAACTAAAATAGATAAAGGTGAGATAGACTACGCTAAAAAGGCTGAACAAGTTACTTCTCAGAAATTAGACAAAATGCGAGCGCTGAAAAAAGAATATGATGCTCAGATGCAAAAACTACGTCAAGATACTGGATTAGCAGATCAAAGAGTATTGGAAATAGCCAAAGCGAGCGCAAAAAAAAGATTAGCGGTATTAAAAGAAAGAATTGCAACAAAAGATTTTGCTAAGAAAAAAAGAAAACCAAGCATTAATGATGTTGAGCTTAATGCTATTAAGGCAGAAATAGTCAAACAAAAAGAAATTTTTGATAAGGAAGTCTATTTAATTGAGCTTAGAAACAAAACAATTGGACAAAAAACGGCAGATATACTAAGGAACGTTATTGCTGTTCCTAAAGTATTAAGTTTCACTTTTGATTTAAGTTTTATAGGAATTCAGAATGTCACTCAAATCTATAAAATGGGTGTAAACTCAGCAAAATACTTAGCGAAAACCGGCAGATTAAAAGGGACTTTTAGAAGAGCATTAATAAACACGTTTAAAGCAATGGCAAGTCCAAAGTTTGAGCAAGAATATATGAACAAAGTTAAAAACGATCCTGACTACATTTTAATGAAGGATAGTAAACTAGGATTAGTAGAATCTCATTACAAAGAATCAGCAAAAGCAGAAGTTTTCCAGCACAATGCTATATCTATGATATTTGATTTCATAGGAAATGCCGTAGCTAAAAGAGGTTATGACAAAGCCGGTAATATTATTAAAGACTACGTAAATACTGTAGCTATATTTGAAAGGGGACAAACTATATTTGAAAATGAATTAAGAATAAACCGATTTAAAGAAGGCGTTGCAATGTTAAGAGCGCAAGGAATGAATCCAATTGATAATATGAATGAGTTTAAAAGCGTTGCCGCTGCTGTAAACACATTAACAGGGAGAGCGAATACGGGAAGTAAAATAGCTTCTGCTTTAAAGGAATTCAATGGAACTCTCTTTTCATCATTCTCTAACTGGGCAGCAGGTGTGAATCAGTTAAATCCGTATTGGTACTCTACATTAACTCCAACAGCAAGAAAAATGGCTATAACAGATGTTGCGCATCATATTATAGGAGCCGGAGCAATGGTTAGTATGGCTGCCTTATATGCTTTAGGTCAAGAAGATGATGAAGATGAAAAAGATAAAGTTACAATTGAAACAAACCCTACTAGCTCAGATTTTATGGTTATAAAAGTTGGCGATGTTAGAATTGATCCGTGGGCAGGAAAGAAAACCACCGTAGTAGCATTTGCTAGGTTTATAAAAGGAGGTAGATTAGATAGATATGGCGACTTTAAAAAATACGGAATTGAATATGCTGATGAATCTTGGATAGATTTGCCATTAGATTATGCAGGAAATAAACTTGCTCCAGGTATCAGATTCCCAATGGAAAGATTATTTCAAACAAAAGATGTGGAATTTCAAGGTGAAACATTTAGAGAAAATAAGTATGGAGAAGATTTTAAAAAATCAAAATACTTCATACCTCTTACATTAGAAAGTTTTAAAGAAGTTAATGAAGAGCAGCCTGGTTTATTTGGAAAAGTTGTAATGGCAATATCTTGGACAGGAGCAGTTAACACAAGTGTATATGGTGGATTTAAGGAGGGATTAAAAGATATGCCTGACGACATTATCGACAAAGAAACTAAAAAGTCTTTACAAAAAGTAAAAAACTATATAAAGGTAGAAGAGTTAAAGATAAAACAGTTTTCAGAAGTAGCTATTGATAAAAATATATCTATTAAAAAAATAAGGAAAAATAAGGAATTTTATTTTAAGGACATAGTAAAAGAAGACCCTAGTCCAATGACCGTATCGCAAAAAAGAGTTGTGTACAATGCTATTTTCCAAAAAGTAAAAAGGGTAATAGATAAAGCAGAGGAAGAAAAATTTATAAAACTTGGAATTAAAGACCCTTTCTATATTTTACTAAAAAACGAAAATAACAATAAAATAAAAGCAAACTTGTTTTATGAGAAGTTTGGAGATTATAAAAAATCAAAACCACAAGATTTAGAGGAAATAAATAGAAACCTAAAAATAATTGGAAGACCAACAAGTTCTGTTTTTTGGGGAGAATATCGCAGGTTAATAAATAAACAAAATTAACAATTAAAAAGCCTCTACGTAATTGCAGAGGCTTTTTAAATTTTAGATTAGTTCGTATAATGTTTTCATCGCGTTGTGCTTTATGAATTATTTTTTTAGTGCTTTTCTTTTGGATTTGCTATCTACGGCTTTTAAAAATTTCTTCTGTACTTTGTTTTGTTGAACTAATGCAACTTCCCCTATTTCTACGCTTTTAAATTTTGCCATATTAATAATTTATTGTTAATTCGATTTTAGCATCAATTAGTTCATTGATTTGAACAAATCTGCATGTTTTTTGTTTAATAAACTCAACAGTATCTTCCTTGATTACTTTTTCGAGGACTAGAGTGTCGTTTCCTATTTTTGTCCATAAATCGGCTAGATTATCTAAGTCCCACGATGGTTTGTATCCTTTTTTGGGTGGATTCCAAGATATTCCTGATTTTAGTTTTCGAACGTCTCCGTGATTATATACTGTATGAAATTCATAGGTCAATTGAATATTATTACTATCGATGTTCATTCCCTTAAACTGCTCGTCTATATTATCAGCGAAGTAGTAATGCAAGTTGTTTACAACTATAGCTCTTGCAAAACGATTAAGCACTCCGTTATAAATGGATTGGTTGTTTATCTTGATATACTTGTCTACCGCTTTTTTATTAGCCGTTTTGGGAATATGCGTGATAAGCGGGATTGTGATTTTTATTTCATTCATATCGATTATTGGGTTTTAATTTCGTAAGCGAAAACAGTTGCTTTCTGATTATCTTACGTTAAGCATTATTTTTACTAGGTCTTACGAGGTATAAATACATATAGTAGTTATACGATAGCTTAAAACTGAATCTTCATCCATCGACTAACTGTTTCATTAATAAGCCAATCATTATGATTAATTTCATCTACTTGATACCAATCAAAAAAATAATTACCATCGATAAATCCCTCGTAACATTGACCGGTGAATCTTTTTCCATTCATAGTTTCAGCAAGAAATAAATCACTTTGTTTGCCATCCCATTCTCCAATAATATAACACAATGGTAACTCTTCGTCGAGAGAAAGCCATCGTATAACAACGGTTTGCACGCATTGCTCGTTTTTGTTTATATCGTTTTTCATTTATTTTTAGTTTTTAATAATTAATATTATTTTTCATAAGTCGCAACGATGTGCAAGCCGCATCCGTTATCACTCAGCTTGACTATCCTATTATCCAATTAAGAATTGGAGTAATTAATATTGAGAAAATAATAATAAAAAGCATAAAAATAGGGGCTATTAAATAAAATTCTTTTGGGAATTCTTTTTTAGATACAATACAAATTAAATGCATTAATCCTACTGTTACTTCTACTAAAAAAACCATAGCAATTATTAATCTTATTTTGTTCATAATTTTTTGTTTTAATGAAGCCGAAGTGATAACATTTGTTTTGCCTCATTGCTTCGACCTGTAGTTAATTAATGTTTATTTTTCATAATTACTTTCATCTTATCCGAAAGTGTATTTTTCATAAATCAGCAACGTTGCAAAGCAAAGTACCGTTAGCAAACGGTCTGAACAACCGTTTCGTAATTAAAAGCCGTACCCATCCAAAATGAATGAATAATAGTTCTATATAGTCTTTTAGAATTCATTTGATGTTTATTTTGAGAATGAAAACTAATTGGATCTAATGTTTGTGCAGGAGTTGAATATCGCTTTACTGTAAAATCATATTTACCACCTTTATCTTCTACACAATTTTTTAAATAATATTCAAATGACGGCAGTTGATTTTTTGAACTTCCAAGCCATCTTTTGGTGTCGTTTGCTATAATATCACATCTAAAAACTAAAAAATCTTTATAGTGGTCTAATTGCTCAAAAATATCGTGCAAGACCGATTTGCTAACATCGGTTTTGTTCAATGCCTCGTTTTCGTTAATTTCAAATTCTGTTTTCATAATTACATTTATTTTAAGTTGAAAGTTTAGTTTTCAAAAGTCATCACTAAACAAAGCCGAGAACCGTTAGCAGTAATTAATCTGAAAACTTGACAAATAAAAATGAAAAAAATAAAAATCCAGATTGCCATCTCCAAGCATCTATATTCATAAAACTACCAGTAAAATAGTAATCAATCCATATAACTTTGAAGTTCATCACAAATCCAAAATTAGTTTCTAATCCAAGTATGCCAACAAATAGTAAGTTCATTACTGTTAAAGTAAGTGGTATTACTAACGTCAATGCATATACTTTAAATGTCCATTCTAAATCATCTTTTATTTTCTTCATTTTTTTAATATTTTATCTTTAATTAACTACTACTAACACTTGTTATTAGCAAGTTTGCCAATAACATTTGTGCTAAATTTTAAGAATTCTGCAAGGCAAAATTGCTCATAGCACCATAAGTTATAAGTAATTATCACAAAGCACATCATCTATCAAACAAAATGCACAATCCATTAGCTGTATAATGTTTTTACCGTCATTTCGTATAGGTTTGCTTAATTGAATTCCTATTACTAAATCCTCCACGTCTTTATTGTTCTTTTCTGCTTGATTAAATAAAAAACGGCTTATAATACTACCTATATGTAACACCTTTCCATTTTTATCAAAAATTTCTATATCTAATTCCATTGTTTTAGTATTTTAAGTTCATGTAGTTTTAAGACACTACACATAGCCTAACCGTTACATCTTATTTCCTCCATGTATTTTACTTAGTTGATACTCCTTTGCTAATTCTGAATTATTCTCTAATTCAATGTTATGTTGCGAACAGCATCCCGCCCAAGTTTTTGTATCTAAATAATTACTTCCCCATCTTCCTGCTCGATGTTCAATTGTATTAGCTTCTCTATTACATCCTTCAATAAAGCATTTTTTGTTTTCCGGCTTTCCTAAAAATTCTATCCTTAGTACGGAGTATTTCAATTGATCTATTTGCCTTTTCTTAGAAAACTTTGGTATTGTTTTTTGCTTTTCTTTTGGAAATGCTTTTAGCTTTCCACTTTGAAACTGTTTTTTGCACTCATAATCTCCACAGGTTTTATCGAAACTACTGTAGGGTGTAAATGGAGTTTCGCATACTGTACATAATTTATCTTTTATCATATCTGCGTTATTTTAAAAATACATCTTCTTATCTCTCTTACTTCTTCAATCGCTTTATCGAGAGTTTCGGCGCTTACTGTTACGGTGTCAAAATCCTGTTCTTCGGCTCCGTACCTAAACCAATATTCGAAGGTGTAGGAAGTCATATTACTATTTTTTTTATTTCAGTAATATAATCCTCGTTTATAGATTTAGTTTTAGAAGTATGGTATCTATCTCCTAATTTGAAACAATCATATTTTACAGTTTCGCCTTTAAATAATGCCGTAACTTCATACTGATTTTCTTTATCAAAACGGGCGTTAAACAATAAGCAATCTTCGTTTTCTTTTGCTATCCCATTTTCCATTGCATAGGTTTTATTTACCCACTCAAACAGCCTTTTGCGTTCATTTGTAGTTAAAACGTAGTAGTGTTTGTTTATCACATCTAGCCAAAACATTGCTCTTGCAATAGGTCTCGGTGGAACGCAAGCTTCAACAAGAAACGCAAATTCAAAGAAGTCAATATTGAAACGGTTTATTGGTTGTTTATTTTTCATTATTTTAAAATTTCGTTAATAAGTTGAACATCGTATCTACTCACGTTCGGGTTGTTTTTGATATACTCAATCCCTTCTCTTTTGGCTTGGATAAATAAATCCAAAAGTTTTTTACTGTAACTTCTCTTGCGACACAAATCTTTTCTAAATTCCTCAAATTCTTTGAATGAATTGGATTCTCTTACTGCGATAGCTAATTCTTCTACTGACATACTGATTGGTTTTATTGGTTATTTATACTACTTTTAAAAATATATTCTTTAAAATGAATATCTTCTATTGCTTTTGAAGATGTCATTTGATTGATTTGCATAATTTTAAATTTGAGGTATTGTATCTCGTCTAATATCATAAATGTTGGATTAGACTGATTGTAAATTTTGTTTATCTGATAATCCGACTGTGCTAATGGAAGGAAATTAATGTATTTAAACATTTGCTTTTCAAGCCTATTTCTATGAGTGATGTGATTCATTGCATAATTTGTCTTTTTTGTTTCAAATAATCAATATGCTGAGATAGTTTTTCATCTTTACTCCAATCTAATATTGTATCTTCTAGCATTTGTCTATCCATATTTTTCACCATTTCATCAACTTGCAATCTAATTTTATACGACTGCTCTTTTTTAAATTTATCATCCCTCCTTTTTTTATAAAACTGCTCTACAGCATTATTTGAAGTTGTAGTTTCAGTAATTGGATTTGCTTTGTTTAACCTTTCTACTTCTGCATATTTCTTATCTAAATATTCAGGAAACCATTTAGCTAATACATTCTGTCCATCAAGTTTAAAATCCTTCCCGTCACCAATAACCCCTTGTCTAACATACTTTAGAAGTAAAATAACATCTTCAATAGTCTCATAAGGGTATTTTTCTATTATATCAATAGCCATTATAGACGCTTGTACACTTGTAATATTCTTACCTACATTGAAATTATCAGAAAACCGCATTAACAAATAAGTTATCACTTTCGTTGTATTTATCTCTCCTAATGACTTTTCTAATTTATTAAGTTTAGTTCCTTCTATCGCATTATCGATTTTAAGCCTCTTTTCAAGCATTAATAACTCAACATGGTCTTTAGATACCAAACATTGTATTAACTGCTTCGTCAGCGGATTGTTTAAGCTCGGCATCTGTCCTTGATGTGTTATTACTTTTAAGTTTGTTTCCATTTCCGTTGTTTTCATAATTACCTTCTAAAATTTTATTTAAGTTACCTGGTCTAAATACCCAATCGAAAGATGCTTTCCAATTGTTTATTTTTCCATTCAAATAATCGCTTTTAGATATTAGCTTAAATGCGATTCCTATTTTCTCTAATCCGTATTTAGATTCTATTTCTAAAATGGCTGATTTTCGTTCTTGTGTAATTTCTGAAACAGATGGTAGTTGATTACAGATAGAATTAAAAATGTTTACTATTTCATTTATTTTAACATTATCAGTTGATGCGATTTCCAATGCTTTTATCTGCTCTTCTCTGTTTTTCTCTGTTCTTCTCTGTTCTTCTTTACTATACTCTACTTTACTTTGTGTGTTTACGGGTGTAATAAGTTCCCTTTTAGAAGGTTTACGTACCCGTAAACCTTCTAAAAGGGAGAGTAAACCCTCTAAAGTGATACATTTATTTTTTCTCTTAAAATAAGCATCTTGAATACTATCGATAAAATCCTGACACCAGATGATTTTATTTTCCTCCCAAAGCATTTCATTGAACTTTCCTAAGTGAACTAAATCTGTAATAATTCTTTCTAATAATTCCTTCGAAACTTTACATTTTGCAGATAAGAACATTAGTGTAGTAGGTTTAGACAAATTCAAATAATGGAACTCTGATCTTGCTAATTCTCGAAGTATTTTTATGAACGTAGCGTAACCATCGTTCCCATAAGTTTCCTCGATGTAATACATCTTTTTGCCATCATCGCAATCAAGAGGAAAATACGTTACTGTGTTTTTTTGAGGCCTAGCCATTTAGTACCTCTCTTTCTTTTATAATTTCAAAGTTTTTTATAAATTCATTTGGATTTGAAATTGATACGTATGATGTAATGTCTTTATTATTATCAATAGAGAATAATAGCATCTTACCTGTTGAGACTTTAGCTATTAAAATTCCATTGTTTTTAATTACAGATGAAAGGCTTATTTTAGCTGATTTACATATCTCTTCAATATAGTGACAATGAGAGCATAGGGTTTGTAAGTCAGTTAAATTAGCTTCATGTGGCTCTCCATTGTATTTTAAATGATGTACATGAAGTTCTGTTTCTTTATCCCCGCATATTTTACAAGTAAAATCATCACGATTAAGTACTTCTAATCTTTTTTTTTGCCATAAAGGGTTTGACAGTTTTCTTGAATAATTACTCATTAGTTATTTCCATTTAAGGTTATCGTTTTATAGTATTCCCTTGCTAATTTTACCATCTCTGCCATGTCGTCCATTTTGTATTTATCACGGTAGTATTTGAATGTTTTTACACGTTCTTCCTTTGTAAATCGTTCGTTGTTTGAGTACACCAAGTTTCGGTCAATTTGATCGTAGATGGGTTGCATCATCATTTCTAAGGTTACTTGTTCTTCCTCATTCATCGTGTCAGAATAATACTTTCTCCAAGCGTATTCTTTTTCTTTAGCGACTATATGTTCAGGGCAATCAACTAAGCAGTAACTCAAATAAAATTCATCTGCATCCCATAATTCCATGTAAACTCTCCCTTGCCATTCATAATCTGTTGAAGGTTTTGCTGACATAAAAGTTTCAGCGTCCCATGAGCATTTTACATCGATTATAATACGTTTTCCATCTAAATCCTTCACGATGTCGCATTCTCCTGAGTGGTCTTTGTTATACCGCCTTTCCTCATTTTTAGCATAGAAAACTCCATCGACGTCAGATTTTAAAGTGATAGCTTCTTCTTCGTTGAATGTTCCTTTGTCCAGGTACTTTGACTTAATATCCTTCACTACTCCTTTTTCGTTTTTAAGCCAAATCTTTTTTACAAATGCTTTGGCCGTATCAGATAGTTCCGGTGGAGCATCTCGTTTAGCGATTAAATTTTCAAGTTCTTCAGGTTTCTTTGTCCCTTCAAATTTCACTTTATTTCCTGCGGCATTTATTCCGTATGATTTCTCATAAATCAACTCGTCAATTCTCTTTAATTGCACTTCGCTGATTCCCCCGCCTTGCTTTGTTACCATCAAGGCTCCTGTTCCGCTACTTCTAAATAAAACTTCTTCTATTGGTGTCATAATTAAAGTTTTTCGATTTCAGATTTAGCCCACATTTTGAAAGAGTTGAATTTTTTTGCTATCTCAATAGAGGTTTCATTTCCTTTATCAATTTTTGGTATTTCAAATGAGTCTACCCATACAGTCATTTGCTCTTTTATTGGAGCTTTAGCTTTTAATTCAGCTTCTTTTTTTGCTTTTAGTTCAGCATCTTTTCTTTCGTTTTCCGCCTTGGTTTCAGCATCTTTTTTAGCTTGTAGTTCTTTTTCTAATTTTACACGGGCTATTCTCTCAACTTCAAGTTTAGCATCTGCTTCTTGTTTTTGTTTTGCTAAAACATCAGCCTGTTTTTTACGTTCTACCTCCAACGCCTTTGCTTTTAGTTCAGCTTCTTTTTTCAGCTTTTCGTTTTCAATGCGTTGTTTCTCTATAGCCTTTTCTCTTTCTACTCTATCAGCTTCAAGACGTTTAGCTTCTATTTCAATTTCCTTTAGTCTTTGTCCTTCAACAACTCGTTCTGCTTCAATTTTATCTTCAAATGCTTTTTTTCTACCGGCATAAAAGTCATTAAAAATATCATCTTGCATGTTTCCTAGGTCTAATCCGAAAGTGTCGGTATATGGACTGATTAAATCGATACGTTTTTTTTGTAAATCAATTATTTTTTGCTTTTCGATAGCAATAAAGTGGTTTTCTATCTCGGCAAGTTTTTCTTCCATTTGCTCAACTGGGAGCGTTTCTTTATTTTTCCACGCATCAACAAATTTCCCACTCGCTAAGAAAAAAGCTTTTTGAGTTTTATGGATTTCAGCTATACCGGTTCTTACTTTAGTTAATTGAAGCCTTGTTTTTTTAGCTTTAATACATAACTCAGGAGTTAGTTCTTTTTTTATCAATTCATTATAAATTTCAGCGATAGCATTTCGCTCTTGTATCTTAGGTAAAAAAGCTTGTTCAATTGTCAATACATTTTGTGCTTCCAATCCAAATTCTTTAGGGTCAATAATTGTGATTTCCATGATTAGTTTTGTGTGTTAAGTTTAAGTAGTGTTTCTTTTGTTCTGTTGTATGCTTTGACTTGTTTTTTCTCGATTACGTTTCTGATGTCGTCGAAGTCATTAGCGGGAATAAGGTCTTGGACTACTGCGAAAAGAGCTTTTAATTCATTTAAGTCTGCTTCTTTATCGAGGTTATTGTCAACTCCAAAAGCCATTTGTTTTTCCCTGTTCAAATCCCTTCCGAATAGTTTTCCAATATGGTCTGTGGCATCTGATATAGCGAAACTCACTGCTTTAGGTAGACTCATTGCCACTGCGTTATTTCCAATACTTCCTAAATCCGCTGGACTTGCCCCCGATTTTGTTTGAATTTGGTCGGCGCCTGTTCCATCATGAAAATCCCATTCTCCCGTAATAGGATGTAAATAGTGTAACCTTATCGTTACATAAACGGCATTGAACATAGTGCCTTCTCTTAAAATCTCAATTCGAGTACGTTTAAATATCCTTTGCAGTA